TTTGTACAAAAAGGTTGATGACGATAAAAGATGATATTTACACCAGCAAATATCAATGTTGTGAACATTGCTACATACAGTACATTGAGAATAGAGAACAGCGCTGGCTAGAAGGATGGAGACCAAACGATGTCACAAAAAACACTTGATATTATAAGAGGAATCGCCCAAGCGGCGGCAGATTGCTATGATGGGGCACTAGACCCAGAAGGGAAGCCTTACAAGATCGGCCTCAAGAGAGAGGAAGGAAATCCTATAACTGACTCTAGGCGTATCGATGGATTTAAGGTTAAGATTGTGGCCGATATCCTGACGATTAACTACCAAACAGAGTGTACACTTAAGGAAGTTTATTCTACCCCTTTTGAGAACGATATAGACGCAACGATGGAAGATATTAGGAAACACCTACAGAAAAAGTACAAGGCGCTAACAGGCGATGCCCTTAAACTTACTGTGGACGGGGAGGTTGATATTCTTGTCCAAGAAACGAGCAGGGTTCGTGTTTTTGCACTAGCGCAGAAGAATTACAGAATTGGTGGTTTAGAAGGCATAGCTCCTAATGATGGAGTTAAGAATCGTGCAACTGTCCTCAAGAACGAGAAAAGTGCAGATGTGGAGAGAACATTCAAAGAGTTTCTTAGTCGGAGCGCATAATGTCTTTTGAGTTGTCAAAAGATGACATTCTTAAAGAGGTTATAAAGGCTGGTAAAGACCCTACATACTTTATAAACAGCTACTGTAGAATATCGCACCCAATGAGGGGGCTCATTCCCTTTAAGACTTATGACTTTCAAAGGGATCTTGTACACGAGTTTAATGATTATCGCTTCAATGTCATCCTTAAGGCCCGCCAGCTTGGTATTTCAACTATAACGGCGGCTTATGTTGCGTGGTTGATGCTCTTCCATAGAGACAAAAATGTTCTTGTTATCGCCACAAAGTTTGGGACTGCTTCTAACCTGGTTAAAAAGGTGAAGGCTATGATAAAAAACCTTCCTGAGTGGATGCAAATCACCAGTATTGCGATCGATAACAGAGCTTCGTTTGAGTTATCTAATGGGTCGCAGATAAAGGCGTCGTCAACGAGTGGGGACGCGGGGCGGTCAGAGGCTTTGTCGTTGTTGGTCATTGACGAGGCTGCGCACGTTGAAGGTCTTGAAGAATTGTGGACCGGCCTATACCCTACGCTATCAACTGGTGGTCGGTGTATCGCTTTGTCAACCCCTAACGGTGTAGGCAATTGGTTTCATGATGCTTGCGTAAAAGCTGAGAGCGGAGAAAATGATTTTAATCTTACGATTCTACCGTGGGAGGTCCACCCCGACAGAGGACACGAATGGTTCGAAAAAGAGACTCGTAATATGTCAAAGCGACAGATTGCTCAAGAGCTTGAATGTAATTTTAATATGTCTGGCGAGACAGTGTTTGATTCTGAGCATGTGCAGCAAATAAAAGCTGACTGCGAGGCTCCAAAGCATAAGGCAGGGTTTGATCGCAACTTTTGGATATGGAAGGACTATATCCCTGGTTGTAATTATCTTTTAGCCGCTGACGTTGCACGAGGAGACGGACAGGACTATTCGGTCTTTCATGTAATGGATGTTACGAGCGGAGAGATAGTTGCGGAATATAAGGGAAAAGTTACGCCTGACATGTTCACAGAGGTGTTAATATCAGCGGCTAAACAGTACGGCAGCGGACTTGTTGTCGTTGAAAATAACACTGTGGGCTATGCGGTTCTCGACAAACTCATCACCAGGGAGTACTCAAATATATATTATTCTAGAAAAGGGACTCACGAATATGTTGAGGGCTATATGGCCGAAGGGATGCCCTCAGCTATTCCTGGCTTTTCAACCACTCAAAAGACACGCCCTCTCATTATCGCGAAAATGGAAGAGTTTGTAAGAAATAAACTAATTAAAATATATTCAAAAAGAATGACTGCTGAAATGGAGCAGTTTATTTGGAAGGGAGGGCGACCCCAAGCATCTAAAAAGAGTAATGATGATTTAATTATGGCTTGTGCTATTGCTTGTTGGGTAAAGGACACTGTGTTCGCGTCCAACGAAATAAACTTAGATTATACAAAATCCATTTTGAACTGTATGGTAAGAAACCCTACGACACTGACTACAACAATACCCGGAATGGCGGGCCATGAGAGAATAGAAACTACGAATTCTATAAGCGAGAGCCAGGAGTTTTCTTGGCTGCTAAAGGGATAAAAAATGGCAAGAAGAACCACAAAAAACCCGAATAACCCAGCGAATAAACTGTACAGGCAGTTAACTAGGCTATTGTCTGGCCCTCTGGCGGTCTATGATCGAGAGCAGCCCGGTAGCCTTAGAAGATATCAGTATCAGGATAAGAAAAAGTACTTTTCGAGCGCCTCAGGGAAGTCGTTTAAGAAGTCTGAGTATAATCCCTATGATACCTTAAACGCCAAATATATGGCGACCCAAGCCAGAGGCGATCGTTATATTGATTTTGATCAGATGGAATACATGCCCGAGATCGCTAGTTCGATGGATATCTACGCAGATGAAATCACTACCAGTAATGAGCTTAATGATATGCTCAAGATCAAGACAAACAATGAGGAACTAAAAGGAGTCCTAGAGAACTTATTCTTTAAGATCCTTAATCTGGAATTTAACCTTTTTGGATGGGCACGTTCTATGTGCAAGTATGGAGATTACTTTTTATATCTTGATATTGATGAGAGGACGGGAATCAGACACGTTTTAGGACTCCCCCAGAACGAAGTGGAGCGGCTAGAGGGCGAGGACAAAGAGAACCCCAAGTATGTTCAGTTTCAGTGGAATACGGCGGGGATGACGTTTGAAAATTGGCAAGTTGCTCATTTTCGCATCTTGGGCAATGACAAGTATGTTCCTTATGGAACGTCTGTCTTAGAGCCTGCGCGGAGAATTTGGCGTCAGTTGACGATGTTAGAGGACGCTATGATGGCTTATCGCATTGTTCGCTCTCCGGAACGTCGTGTTTTTTATGTTGATGTAGGGGGCATTCCTCCACAGGATGTCGAGCAGTATATGCAGAAAGTCATCACCCAAATGAAACGTAATCAGATTGTTGATGCTAATAACGGGCGTGTAGATTTACGATACAATCCTATGTCTATTGAAGAGGATTATTTCTTACCCGTGAGAGGGGGTCAGAATAACACTAGAATTGAGTCTCTTCCTGGCGGTACTTATACTGGAGACATCGATGACGTTAAGTATCTAAGAGATAAGTTGTTTGCGGCGTTGAAAGTACCGGCATCATATCTTTCAAGAGGAGAGGGTGAGAGTGAAGACAAAACAACCTTGGCCCAGAAAGATATTCGATTTGCTAGAACGATCCAACGCCTTCAAAAGTCTGTTGTTTCTGAGCTAGAAAAGATAGCCATTATCCACCTGTTCACTATCGGCTACCGAGGAAAGGATTTAATTAACTTTAAACTCTCTTTGAACAACCCAAGTAAATTGGCTGAATTGCAAGAGTTAGAACACTGGAGGACGCGTTTTGATGTGGCGTCGTCCGCAACTGAGGGGTATTTCTCCAGAAGATGGATATTTGAGAACTTGTTTAACATCTCTGAAAAAGAGACTTTACGGATGCAGCGTGAGAGTTTCTTTGATAAGAAGCTCGACTTGGCTCTTGAGCAGTCCATTAAAGCGGAAGAGGCTGCTTTTGGGACAGATTTAACGGGCGGCACAGAAATGGAAGGTGGTGAGTTTGATTTGGGCGGCGCTGAAGAGCCTCCCGGTGAGGCCGGGGCCGAAGCAGAAGATGATGTATTATTGGCAAAGCCGGGGGGGGAGGAAGTTACCGAGTCGCCTGACCCCGTTCCGGGCGGGCCAGAGTATACAAGGCCGAAGTGGAAAGGAAAAACACACAAGCCTAAAAGAAGGAACAAGACAACGGTTGCTCGAAAAAAAGGAAACGCGGCCAACGTTGTTCCCCTTGAACAAGGGTCGCGGAGAACTGATCGTGGTACTTGGCTCGGCTCTGAGATAATGAATACTGTACAATTACCCTTCGCCGAGCATCTTTCGGAGAGCAAAGAATCTAATTATAATGAAGAGCACCACATTCTTTCTACCACTTATGATATTAATAAACTTATTGAAGGATTAGAGATTAAGCATAATGAAACTGAAACACAATAAAAAAAGAAACACAGCGTTTTTATTTGAGGCTCTATGCAAAGAGTTGACTAAGGCTGTAGTTGAGAAGGATGATGAGCGAAAGTCTAAGGTGTTGCGAGTCATAAAAGAGGGCTTCAAGAAGGGAAGTGTTCTGAACACGGAGTTAGAGATTTATAAGTCCGTGCTTGAGACAGAAGCAGCCTCAGCCAAGCAGGCTGAGAGAGTTTTTAGAGAGGCTGTGAGACAATATGAACTGGTAAACAAGGAGACGGTCTTTGAGGAGCAGAGCGCCTTGATCAATAACATTAATAAGGGTCTTGGTTCTGAGGTGTTTAATAATTTTGTTCCCTCCTATACGGCCATGGCCACTGCCCACCAGTTGTTTCACGTTGACCTAAAGCCAAAGCAAAAAGTCATTTTAGAAGAGAAGATGGTCTCATCGATGGTAAGACAAAAGATCGTACAGGAAGGCGAGTTTAGAAAGGTATCTAGCGACAAGTTAGTTTATAAGACATACGTTAGAAAGTTCAACGAGACGTTTAAGGATGATTTGTTAGAAGAGCAGAAGAGTTTGCTTAATAAATTTATTAACTCTTTTTCGGACAACGGTCTCGACTTGAAGGTTTTCCTCAACGAGGAAGTGGCTCGGATAAGAAGTGTTCTTAACGAGAACGAGGATAGGCTTGAAAATCATAATCAGTTGATTGAATTGGTTGAAGGCTTTAAGGGGCAATGGATAACGACAGATCTGTTGAAGAAGATTATCAAGCTTCAATCACTAGCGGGAGAATTACAGACCCGTGTCAATTAAAGTTACCATAGGCGATAACATACCTGAGACTCCCAAGGTCAAGGTCTATATCGAGAAGGAAGAGCTATACCCCATTAAGCTGAAAATAAGAAAGTCACTAGAAGGCAATATAATGATATTTGACCATCGAGATATGGATATCGTGATGATGCCAAATCAACGCAAGATTGTGGCTTTCCCTAAGGATGAGATGGGGTCGCGGGTTTATGATGCTCAAGATCGCTTGTTTCGCTTTCTTCACAAGCTGGGTGTTATAAAGTATGGAACGGTGCAGGGAGGCGCGGTATATAATTCCATGCAGGCGGATATCCCGCAGACCGACGATTACAACGCTCTGGATTATGTTCTGTTTGCTTTGGAGAAATTTATTGAAGATGAGAAGCCTCATTTCGCCTTTGAAGAAAAATTCTACCAAGATTATGAGGAGAGTCTCACACAACCCGACGAAGAAGATTCCACTGAGTTTGACCCTCACCGCCAAAGTGCGCAGAAGGGCACCATTCGCCCTGGCATCCAGCCTTATGGCGTCGCAGCCGTTTACAGAATGTAGGTATAAATGGAACTTATACACTTTGTCCTCGCCTCTTATGGCTTAACCTTCATCCTTTTGTATGGATCTATCTTTAACTCTATAAGACCTACCAAAGGTAAGTTGGGTGAATTATTTCATTGCCCTCTGTGTACTGGCTTTTGGGCTGGTGTTTTCTTCTGGTCTGTAAACACATATACAGAACTATTTACATTTGAGTATAATTTCATAAATCCGCTCATTTGCGGATGTGTTTCGGCAGGAACAAGTTATTTCATTACAATGTTACTAGACGATTTTGGTTTAAAGATTAATAGGAGTCCCCCAAAATGAAGATTACAAAAGAGCAATTAAAGAAAATTATCAAGGAAGAGCTTGCGGCAATGGACGAGGGGTTTATGGGCAAGCTCCTCGGTGGCAATGTCCGCGACGCTGACGAGTTTATAGAGATCCTCTCTGGGCCGATCTGGGACATGAAACGGTGGAAAAATCAATGGGATGGGATGCATGATGTGGACCGCAAGGCCGCCCACGCGGAGGCACAGGCACTCCTCGACTGGCTCAAGGGCGCGGACGCTAAAATTAGAAAGATGACTAGACATGCCCCGCAGTTGCAGCACTGGCGCCATCAGTTCAAACAGGCAATGTTCCTGGCGGGCGACTTGCTAGAACTAGACGCCCGAGGAGGCCCACGCGGCGACGCTACCCGATCCGTCGGCTCCCACGACAAGCCACGGATCGGCGGCGCATTCAAACTGCCGGGGCGCTGAAATGAGAAGGAGGAAAAATGAGAAGGAGGAAAAATGAGAAGGCGTAATAAACCAGAAGTTCGTCGTTGTTGCAATGGCAGCACAACCAAGCGGGGGTGAGCCCCGCTGCGAGGATACATATGAAAGTTAAAACAACAAAAGTTCACCCTTCTCATTATGTGTGGGGTGTTAAAGGCCCAAAGCGAACCGCGAATCAATATGATGGTTATGGGAAAAAAGGAATGCCAAAGCAAGGTAAAAAGAAAGAATGACAAAACAACTACTCACAGAATACTTTGAACTATGCCCTGAAGGCCGCTGTCCTGTTGAACGCTTGACAGAGGCTGAGAAACGCAATATTTCCAATGGGGGCGTTTATCTTGTTGGCATCTGCCAGAAGGCGGGCGTTAAAAATGGTAATGGGAGAGTGTATCGCAAAGAAACTTTAAATAGAGAGCTTGAACGATATCAAGACGCTATTAGAGAACGCCGATCTCTGGGAGAACTTGATCATCCCGACGACTCTGTTATTAACTTAAAGAACGCCAGCCATCTCGTCACGAAGATGTGGTGGCAAGGTGATAACGTGATGGGGAAGATTGAAGTGCTTGATACGCCATCTGGTACAATTCTTAAGTCCTTGGTTAAGTCAGGCATTAAACTTGGTATTTCTTCAAGGGGTCTTGGTTCTGTGCGTGAAGCTAATGGACAAACCATTGTTGAGGATGATTTTCAATTGATTTGTTTTGATATGGTCTCAGAGCCGTCAACACCGGGTGCGTATTTATCACCTAAAAACATTTCTATTGGACCGCACATTAACGTTAATGAAACTCTAATTAATGAAAACAAGATTGATTCTTTAATTAAGGATATCCTATCATGAAAGTAACAAAAGCGCAATTAAAACAGATCATTAAAGAAGAGATCTCAAAGGAAATTTCCGCAGACGATCTGTATCTGGCTGAGATGTTTCCAACCGGAACATCTGGATTGGAAGAAAAATGCAGGGATGCGGACGGCCAAATGATGGCGAACCAGTGTGTGGGCCCCGATGGGAAGCCAATTAAACTTCAAGAAGAAGAGAAGAGTCCTCAAGAATTAGCTTGTGAGAGGAAGGCAGAAAAATATGGCGAACCTTATGTTTGGAATTCTGCCACTGGTGAGTGTGAGTTAGCAAATTAAGGATATCCTATCATGAAAGTAACAAAAGCACAATTAAAACAGATTATTAAAGAAGAGATTGGAAGAGTCCTAAATGAAGAAAACCGCAAAGTTTCGTTTGAACTTGAAGGTACAGAAACAAGTGTTGAATTTTTAGGAATGGAAACAAAATATGATCAAACAGAGGTCAAGCTCCGTATTAACGGCGTTGAGCATGTGATCATCGGCGCTTACGATATCGACAGCTTGGCAGACGGAGTAATTGGTAAAATTGAAGACGATGACAAATATTGGTTTCTAGGAGATTATCCAGATGAGCCTATTGCCTCAAACTTTAAAACAGAACTTGAAAAAGCTCTAAAGGCAATAGGCGCAGGCCCACAAGGCGAAGAAGGCACCCGGACATCTTATAGAGATAGAGATACCGGCGGAATGTACTAAAGGAATAAACAATGAAAATTACAAAAGCACAATTAAAGCAGATTATTAAAGAAGAGATTTTGCAACTTGAGATGTTTGATACCGGCTCCGCTGATAGCGAAGAGATCGCTAGAATGCGAGCCGAATGTGAAAAAGCAGGCGGTAAGTGGGTATCTGAAGACTCTACTGGAAAATATGGTTACTGTTCGAAGAATCCTTTAGAATCCCAAAAGGGAACAGGGCCTTGGAGAGCCGGCACTCTAGAGGAAGAAATAGATGAGAATATTGCGCCACCCCTCATAACGCCAGACTATGACGAGGTTGACCATGAGACATACCGAACTAAGTTAAGAGGCAAGATGGCTCCTTTTTCTCAAGAGGAGTTGCAAGCTCTTTTACCGAATGAGAGAATTGCTGATCCCATGAACCCTTCAACGTTTAATCAGCCTGAGACATTCATACCATTAGGCAAGACGGATCTTTTTGTTTATTTTAAGGCCTCGGATGGACCTATTTTAAGAATGGCTATTGGCGATAAAGTGTGATATATGAAATCAAATGAATTAAAAAAAGTATTAAAGCCCTTAATTAAGCAAACAATTAAAGAAGTTCTTCTCGAAGAAGGCGTTTTATCACAGGTTGTATCCGAAGTCGTAAGAGGCATGGGTGCGCAAACTATAACTGAGGTGAAGAGAGGCCCCGATCCGGCAGAGATCAGAAAGCAAGAAGAAGCATTGGAACGGCAAAGACAAGAGAGGATTAAACGTCTTAATGAGTCGGTTGGACCAATTGGGGCTGGAATCAATGTATTTGAAAACACTAAGCCAATAAGAGAGGCCAAGACAGAACCGGGCAAAGCTCTTTCTGGTATGGCCCCAAATGACCCTGGTGTTGATATTAGCGGAATTATGAAACTTGCAGGCGGCAAGTGGGATGCTTTAAAAGGATAAACAATGGGAAGAGCAGTAAATGTAGAGGTAACCTTGAATCAAGTTCGAGGAGATACCAATAGATTGATCAAAAGATTTATCAAAAAGTGTAAAAGAGAGCGTATTATAGAGAAGTATTTGAATAGTCAAACTTACGAAAAACCCTCTACGGCAAAGCGGCGAAAGAATAAACAACGAAAACAGAATGCCCGAAAAGCAGAATTAGAGAGAAATAAGAAATTTGACTTAAAGTAATCTATTTATAAAGACACGGAGAAAAAAATGGCAGGAAGTAAGTACGGAAGCATTTATAACCCAGGCCCCCCAGGCCTGTGGCACACCCCAGCGTATCAGTCGTCAGGCGCACCTTGGATAACTGGCTCTCTTATCGCAACTGGGAAGGTTCAGATGATGAAGTTCCCTACGGTGTGTAGGTCATTTACTCTCACTAATACGGGGTCGGATGGGGGTGACGATGCGTTTATATATCTTGCATTTAATAGCGGTTCCGGAGTTACCGAAATAACCGAGTGTGGAGTAAAAGGGCAACAAACTCATGCCGCCGATTCGGATGTTATGCAGGGAAAACATTATTTAACTGTTCCTGCTGCCAGTGGATCGATTACGATGAATGTTAAATGCACTAAGGTCTATGTCATTAACGCATCGGGCATTGAAACTGGCTATCAAATATTTGCTGAATTAACAGGTATTCAATCAGGAAGTATGTACCACTTAACCGGTTCGGGTATAACTGCTGGCGGAACCAATGCTGAGCAGGGACTCTAGGATTGACTGTAAAATAATGGACGCTCTGTGGCCCGTGAGACTACCTAATCGATAGACTTGGTTTTTTTACCTAAAAACTTACTATTTAGTTATGACGTGTTTTCAGGAGTGACGGTATGACCACATTATTTGATCAAGCTATAGTTGAAGCAGAGGCATTAAGAGAGGCAGCTTTTAAGAGTGCTGAGTCTGCTGTTATTGAGAAATATTCCGATCAGATCAAAGAAGCAGTGGAACAACTTCTTGAACAAACCGACGACTTAGGGTTTGGAGAAGAAGACGTCATGATGGAGCCTGAAGAGACAGAAGAACTCCTAGACCAGGTCCCCACCTCTGCCGAAGAGGATGATCTCTGCTTTTGCCCCGACGAATTAGAGAAAGAAGAAGGTGCAATGGAGCCTGGTGAAAAGGTTATTGAGCTTGATTTAGACAAATTAATGGAAAGCCTCAACAAAGATGAGGAAGAATTAGAAGAAGGTAAGGGGTGGGGCAAGAGTCCCGAAGCTTTTACAGGTAAGGAAAAAGAGGAAAAAGAAGAAATTGAGGATGTTGAGAAAGAAAAGGCTCTTGAAGAAGAGATCGAATTAGAGGAAGAGGCCTTAGAAGAGTCCCTTACAGTAGATATTGAACCAAGAAAGAGTGGTTGGGCCGGAACCCCCGAACCTTTGATGCAATATAAGGCGAAGCAAATGCTCGCGATGTTTCAAAGCAGTGAACACAGAGAAGATTTTGAAGCCATCAACAACGCGGTTAAAAAGCTTCAGAATGAGAATAAACAGTTAGAGAAAACAATTAAAAATAAAGAAACACGTATTGGGAAGTTGTCAGAGGCGGTTATAATGATGAAGGAGATTCTTGAGGAATCTAACCTGGTCAACGCCAAACTTCTCTACAAAGTTAAAGTTTTGGAAAGTAACTCCCTGAATGAGCGGCAAAAATCACAAGTTGCCGATAAACTCTCCGAGGCTAAATCTGTTGAAGAAGCAAAGTTAATTTTTGAAACACTTCAAAGCTCAGTGGGCAGCACCAAACGCCATCCAGAATCACTTAGCGAAGCCGTTGAACGCTCTTCTACAGCATTGTTGGTCGCTCGAAAGAGAGAGTCAACACCAGACGGTCAAGCACCAGCCTTGGATCGTTGGAAAGCATTAGCTGGATTAAAATAGAATTTAAAAGGAGGATTTACAAATGTCTGTTTTAGAAACCCTTACTGAGGGTATCAAAGAGCGTTCCCTCCAACAGGAAGGTGCTGCTCTCATTGATAAGTGGAGCAAGACCGGTCTTTTGGAAGGTTTAGGCTCTGATTATCATAAAAATAATATGTCTCGTTTACTTGAGAACCAAGCTGCACAGCTTCTCAAGGAGGCTTCGTCTATGGCTGGCGGTGACGTGCAGGGCTTTGCCTCTGTTGCGTTTCCCATCGTTCGCCGTGTTTTTGGTGGCTTGATCGCTAACGATCTTGTCAGTGTGCAGCCCATGAGTTTGCCGTCCGGTCTGATTTTCTTCCTTGACTTTAAGTATGGAAATCAGCGCTTAGGCGTCAATGATTATGTCAAGGGTGAGTCGATCTTTGGCGGCGGTAGGCTTGGCTCTCAGATCACTGGAGGTGCCCAGCTTGGTGGTGTTAATGCTGAAAAGAGTTTCTATGCTCTTAACAATGGTTACGCATCTCCGACTGGCTCGGCCACAACTACGCCAGCAGTGTTCGCGCTGTGTTCTGGTACTGTTGGCGCTTCTGATGCTACTGCAAATGCTACCAACTTGGCTACTTTCCCCACTACGAGTGCGGATGGTGAGGCAACCTATGGTAACGTCCAGACATTTTTTGATGCGATGGTGGGTGATGATCCGGATCTTTCGGGATCGGCTGTTTGCATCTTTAACATGCTTACTGGCGCTACGGCTATGAATAACTTCCAGGTGAACGATTTGATTACGGTTACCTTCGATGATGGTACTACTGCGTTGACGAGTGGGCGTCAGGTTCGGCGCCTGTCTAAGCTTGATCCATTAACGGACGCTGCTTATCTCTTCTTCACGGAGGCGACGGGCTCGTCAACAGGTGTCGCCGATGGTGCTCTTCCGGATGACGCAAGAGTTGCTCTTGTACCAGTGGGTTCCACTACGGCGGTCCTCGGTAATTGCAACTATGTCCTTGCGGATAACTTCACTACGGTTTCGGGTGTTCCCGGCGCTGTTGTTGGTGATCTGCTTGACTTGGAAGGCGCTGGTGCGCTTGGAAAAGCGGTCAATCCGGATTCTTCTGTTAATGCGGACATCCCAGAGATCGACATCAAGGTGGATTCGGTTGCCGTGACAGCCACGACCAAGAAGCTCAAGGCGAAGTGGACTCCCGAACTGGGACAGGATCTGCAAGCCTACCACAACCTCGACGCAGAGGTTGAGCTTACTCAGGTGCTCTCGGAGATGATTGCGCTTGAGATTGACCAGGAGATCCTGGAAGATCTGGTTGTGGACGCTGCTGCTGGTACGTATTACTGGTCGCGTTCACCCGGCAAGTTTGTTAACAGGGTTACTGGTCAAGAGGTTGGCGCCACTACGGCTGCTCCTGACTTCACCGGTAACGTGTCCGAGTGGTATGAGACTCTTGTCGAGACCATTAACGACGTGAGCGCTCAGATTCACCGTAAGACGTTGCGCGGTGGCGCGAACTTCATCGTTGTTGGCCCTGAAGTTGCCAATATCCTTGAGTTTACCGCTGGGTTCCGTGCTAGTGTTACTGCTGATTCTGATCGCGGTACCGTTGGTGCTGTTAAGACTGGTAGTCTTTCGAAGAAGTGGGACGTTTACGTCGATCCTTACTTCCCGAGAAACATTGTTCTCGTGGGTCGTAAGGGTGGTAGCTTCTTGGAGAGCGGCTATGTCTATGCTCCATACGTGCCCTTACAGGTCACACCGACTATCTTTGGTCAAGAGGACTTCGTGCCCCGCAAGGGCGTGATGACTCGGTACGCCAAGCAGATGGTTCGTGCTGACATGTACGGTCTCGTTATCGTTATGGATCTGATTGGACAGTCCAGCTAGCATCTAGTATACGGTGAGATAAATTAAAACCCCGGCTTCTTAGGAGGTCGGGGTTTTTTCTTTCTATTTAGTGTATCGGAGGACCTCACCATGGGAAGAAAGAAGAAAAGATTGAAACTTTTAAAGCGACTAGAAGAGCAGGCAAAGGCAGCAAAGGCAGCTCCTCAGCCCCTTCCTGTAGCGGCAGCACCCGCGCCTCAAAGTGCTCCCAAGAAGAAGAGAACGTGGGGAAAGTCCAAAGCGGCGAATAAAGAATAAAGCCATTTCCCTAATACCCCCCTAGAAAACTACTTAGTATGTAGGAGTATTATAGATGGCTGTTCCCACTTTATCACCCAAGGCGACCACGAGCGCGATTGTGCTCCCAGAATCCGGCTCAATGGCGCTGGCGCAAGAGACTGGTAGTTACCCGCAAGGGGTGTATGTTCGCTCCACCAAGCAGGATGGAGAAACTAATGAACTCTATGATGTAATGTTTGCGAGCGGGGCTATTGAACAGGTCAACTATACCTATAGGAAGTTAGGTGGTGACGTTCTTGATGTGGAGTTAACAGAGAAGAATGTTTATACGGCATACGAAGAGGCCACCTTAGAGTACTCTTATATAATAAATCTTCACCAAGCAAAAAATTCATTGGGGCAGGTACTTGGCAGTTCAACGGGGTCGTTTGATCAGAGAGGACAACTAAGTGGCACTGCGGTGGATACTGACCTGGCGTTAAGATACCCTCGTTTCGATTTTGGGTACGCTAGGCAGGTAGGAGATACAATATCGACTGCCGTAGATCTTGGAGGCGTCCAGCCCATTTATTCGGCCTCGGTTAATTTAACCGCAAGTGTACAAGACTATGACCTTCAGAGCATAATCTCTTCATCGGCTGCATCGAACACTTCTTCTGCTTATTATAGCCAAGTAGGCGACAATAGAGTCACTATTAGGAAAGTATTTTTCAAAACACCGCACTCTATGTGGAGATTTTATGGTTATTATGGCGGTTTAAACTCGGTAGGCAATATGTCCACTTATGGCATGTACGCTGATGATTCGACGTTTGAGGTTATACCTGTGTGGCAGAATAAGGCACAGGCGATGGCTTATGAGGATGCTATATGGACACGTAATTCTCACTACTCATACGAAATTAAAGATAATAGGCTGCGCCTTTTTCCCGAGCCTACAGCTGCGTCGCCTAAAAACCTCTGGATTAATTTTTCGGTTGAAGTCGATCCGTGGGACGTACAGGTGTCTTCATCAGCAAGCGACAAGGTTCGGGGCGTTAATAATTTAAACACATTGCCGTTTGGGCCTTTACCGTTTAAGAATATAAACTCAATGGGCAAGCAATGGATTCGAAGATACGCGCTTGCCCTGTCCAAAGAGATGCTCGCTCAGATACGAGGGAAGTTTGGATCTATTCCAATTCCGGGGAACTCTGTTAACCTCAATGCATCTGAACTTTTGTCACAAGCCAAGGAAGAACAAGAAAGGCTTAAGTCGGAACTCAAAGAAGTTTTAGATGAGTTAACGTACCTCAGGGTAACCCAGCAGAATGCCGAGCTGGTGGAGGCAGGACAGAAAGCCTTTGAGACGGTTCCTTTGTCGGTGTATGTGGGGTAGTTAGATGGCGACAACAAAAAATAAATGGGCGCAGCCAGCACAGCCACCACCACCTATGTTTTTGGGCAAGAAGGAGCGGGATCTTGTCAAACAGGTCAACGATGAGCTATTAGAAAGGGTTGTTGGGCAGCAGGTGCTTTATTACCCAATCAGTTTAGAGTATACAAACTTTCATCCTGTTTATGGGGAAGCGGTGAATAAGACGTTTTTGCCTCCGGTTCGAGTTTATGCTCTTGTGGAGTGGGTGTCATATCGCACTGATACAGAATATTATGGGGTTGACAGAAAAGCTGAAATTAACGTTATGTTCCACAAGCGGCGATTAACCGAGGACCAAGATATATTTACTAGAGTGGGGGACTTTGTTAATTACGGAGGAACCTTTTACGAGATTACGCAACTGGAAGACCAAGACGGCCTCTTTGGTCAGGTGGACGTTAGATTTGAAGTTACAGCAAAATGCGTGAAGGCACGCCAGGGGTTGTTCGATGGGCTATAGAAATCAAAAAGATTACAACTATGATTATACCGACGTAAAAGATACATCAATTTTACAGGTAGACTACTTTCTCCCTTCTACCTTGGAGAATATTGATGCTTCTCTGCTGGACAAGGTGAAGTCTTTTGAGATCCAAACAACTACGAATAAAGGCTTCACGCCGGTTCCTGTTATATGGACGTCGGCAGAGAGATCCTTTCAGGTCAAAAACAATCCCGAGCTTCGTGACGACGACGACAGTATCATTTTGCCTATAATGACAGTTGAAAGGACAAGCTTTGAGAAATCACTTTCAAGAAAAGGCGGCATCTTCGGCAATCAGATTCCCACTGTTGGGTACAATGGAGATGTTCAGGGGGGCTCTATCACTATTGCGCGTCGTATAAATCAAGACAAGACATCAAATTTCGCTAATGCAACCGCCAAGAGAAGGTTTAGCCAAGAGAATTATAAGTTTCAAAACGATAAGGTTGTCTACGAGACGATCACGGTTCCATTGCCAATATACGTTGACATAAACTACATTGTTCGGCTCCGCTCACAGTACCAGCAGCAGATGAATGACATGGTTGCCCCGTTTGTGAATTTGGGGTATGGTGTCAATTACTTCACACTGGCGAGAAATGGACATAAATACGAAGGTTTTGTCCAAGCCGATATGGCGACTGAAAACAACCTGGCCTCAATGGGAACCGAGGAGAGAATCTATCAAACCAATGTCTCTATTAAGGTTTTAGGATATATTATTGGAAACGATAAGAACCAGGAGCGCCCCAAAGTCGTAAAAAGAGAGAATGCGGTGGAAGTGTATATTGGTCGGGAACGTTCTATAGTAGGCGATATTCCGGATCATAGGTACGGTTCTGAAAATTATAGAAGATAGTATTTTGAAAATTTATTTAACTAATTAAATGTAGCACTATTCTTATAGGAGAAGGTTAAATGTCTGTTAAATCATTCAAGTTTGTGAGTCCCGGCATCTTTATCAACGAAATTGATAATTCCGCCCTTCCAGCAGAGCCCACCGCGATTGGACCCTGCATTATTGGTAGAACCCTACGTGGCCCTGGTATGCGGCCTGTTCGCGTGACGTCTTTTGAGGAGTTCATCGATGTCTTTGGCCCCCCTGAGGCAGGAGGCAACACGGCAGATGCGTGGTTGAACCCCAACAAGTCCAGCGCGATGTATGCTCCTTATGCTGCGCAAGCATATTTTGCTAATAGCAGCCCTGTTACGGTAGTGCGTCTCTTGGGAGAGGAAAACACAAATGCAACTTCGGATGGTTATGCAGGCTGGGTAACGAGTAAGAATGCCTTAGGCTCTAAAACAGCTGCTGGTGATGTCGCTGGCGGCAGTGCTACTGCTGGGGGTGCTTATGGCCTTTTCCTTGTTGCGTCAGGCTCAAGTGGCAACCACGGCACTGGGACCTTGGCCGCAGTTTGGTACCTTAATCAAGGGGCTATCATGCTTCAAGGCTCACACCTTGGAACCGGCCCTGTTGTGACGGCATCAAACATGGCTGTTCTCCAATCCAACGGGGCCTACTCGCAGTTTGATGCAGTTATTACGGGAACCAGCGTTTCGGAGAAAATACGGTTTAACTTTGATGTTAGCTCTCCAAATTACATTAGAAAGGTTTTTAATACCAACCCGGCTCTATGCAACAGCACTATTACAACTAATACTAAGAATTACTGGCTTGGTGAAACATTTACACGCAATGTTATCGATAA